GAAGGAGCCATGGTTGCCATAGCCGCTGAAGTCATAGGCGGTCGTGCCGCCGTTTTCCGTGAAGGGCAGGCAGAGGACCAGCCCCTGGTTTAGGAGATGCCGGCGCTGGGAGACTGGCCAAGCTGGCTTCGCAATCGGCATGGGTCATGCTCTTGCCGTGACGACGCTAATGTCCGCATCAATGGTGCAGTTCTGCACCGTATTGCTCCCTGAGACAATCTGCACCGCGGCCCAGGCCTCGTAAATTTCGATGGTCCACGAGGTGACCACGTTGTTACCCAGAGTGGCCACGAGGGCCCCGCCGTAGTTTACCCACAGGTGCGGGCTGCCGCCGTTGTAGTCGTTGGCCACTTGCACCTGGGCCTGAGCCGCCACGGTTGGCCCTGTGCTACCGTTGGTGATCTTGATGCTCAGGGAAGCGCCGCATCCTGTGGTCAGGTCGGGCCCCACGGTGCTGACGTTGCCTGACCCGGCCGTCATCGTGACGCCGGCCAGGATGGCCGTCCTGGTCTTACTTTCCGCCATGGCTAACCTCCGATCTCCTCGATCTCCACGCCTCCGGACAGGTGGACGGTGCCCGAGACAGTGCTCATCAGTTCATACACGAACGCCTCAGTGGGGCCGACCACGGGTGGCTCGTCATAGCGCCACATGTCGCCCTGGTACATATGGACGCCATTCTCATAGAGCACGATAGCCGTGCCGTTCGTCGTGGCCTTGCTCGTCGAGTTGATGCAGCAGGTAGTTGACGAGCAGGTGGCGTCGCCCGGGTCGTTCTTCGAGGGCGTGATCCCTGTCGTGCCTCCCGAGCCGTTCGACACGGTGGCTGGCAGGAACCGGGCCCGCAGTTGCAGCATCTGGCCCGTGGCTACCGAGGTATCGGTACAGCCGACCCACTGCCTCAGGATGCGGTAGACCTTGCCAGTCGCCCCGGTGACCTGCACTAGGTCCTGGGCTGCGCTGACCAGCACGTTTTCAAAAGTTACGCGGTATTTCCTGCTCATGGATTAATCCTTAAGGGGCAATCATCCCCATGCTGGTATAAATCCCCGCCAAGTCTTTTGCACCTGCCGCAGCCAGGCCGGGCTGGCTCTCCCAGTACAAGTCCCTGTTGATGGCGGCTGCCCACTCGGGATGGGCCTGTGCCAGAGCCGTGGGGTCCTGGAAGAGAGCCTCATTGTTCGCGGCAGCTTGGTCCTGGGCCGTGGGGTCCTGGAACAGGGCCTCATTATTGAGAGCCTCATTGCTTGCGGCATCGCTGCCTGGGCCATACATGTCCGCTACGCCCGGAGGCATGGTGGTTGGCTGTGCGAAGTTGTAGTCCACCGGCCCCCCTGCCGGGCCGCCACCACCGCCCCCGCCACCGTAGGCCGAGACGGGGTTGTAGCCCGGGATTAAAGGCGACTGCGCGCCGCCTCCGCCTCCTGCATAAGGCTGGCCTCCTGGCAGACCAGCCGTACCGCCGCCGCCATTGCCCATCCCCGGAGCATTGAGCGGGTTGTCCAGGCCCTTGGAGCCGCCACCACCGCCTGCGCTACCACTGCCGCCACCACCCTGCCCCTGGGACCGCTGCTGACTCTGCTGGCTGGACGAGCCCGTAGACTGGGCAGACCCCGAGCTGAAGGTACCCGTAAGGGCTCCCATCTTGTTCGCGAAGCCGCCATAGCCCGCCAGGGCATTACCGTACTGGGAGGCCAGTTGCGATTGCAGCCCGGCACCCTGCATCTGAGCCCCCAGGCCAGCCAGGCCCGTCTGCGCCTGATAGCCCGCTGCAGTCTGCGCCAACTGGGCCCCGAGGTTGCCGTAAGCCTGTGAGGCCATGAGGGCGTTCTGGTTCTGCAGGTTGCCCACAGCCGACGTGTTGCCCAGGCCGGCGTTGGTCAGTTGTTGGGTGGTGTTCCCCTGCGTCTGAGCAAATGTTCGGCCAATAGCCTCCGCTGCAGGCGTCGCCACTCCCCAGTTGCCATTTTGACCCAGTACCTGGCCCATGCCCAGTGTGTTTTGGATGGTTTGCCCCAATGGTTGGTAGCCACCATAGACCTCCGGCAAGTTTTGGTTGAGCTGCGCCTGACCACCCTGGTAGGCGGCCAGGACATTGCCATAGTTCTGCTCGTTCATGCCCAGCAACTGCTGGTAGCCGGCCTCCAGCTGCGGCAGCACCTGGGTACTGGACTGCTGCTGGCTGGTGGACTGCTGCGCTGACGACCCACTGCCAGAGCCGAAGGAGACGTTGAAGTTAGGCAACTGCGACATGGCTTAGACTCCAAAACTTGTGCGCCGGCGCACGCGACCTTGTCCTGCTATCCGGGCCCGGACCTCTTCCATGGCCCAGTAGCCCGTGGCACTGACCTTGACCCAGAGGGCATGGCCCGCCCGCCGTATGGGGGTGTTCAAGCTACGCCCTGGCCCCCAGGTGCCTGTAGCCACTGCGGTCGAGGCCAATGCCTGCTCGGCCGTGGCGCCCACATAGACGCTCCAGGTGACGTTGCCACTCGTAGCGCCCAGCACGCCCTGGATGTCCTTGAGCAGCACCTCGTCGAGGTCACGGGTCAGGATGGGCCCCAGGACCACGGCCGAGGCCATGGCCGTGCCATCGTCTGTAACAGCCGCCTGCTGGAAACAGCGGACATAGCCGTCCTGGCAGCCGATCAGGGCGATCCGGTAGTTCAGCGTGTTGCCATCAAAGGCGACGCAGCAGAGCGGATTGATGCTGTTAGTCGCAAAGACATCGGTCCACCAGGCATTGGTACGCTGCTCCCAGAAGAAGTGGGTTGTGGCGCCAACGGTAAGGGGCGTCACGAACAGGTGGAACCCCTGCTCGACGTCGTCCCAGAGCATGCGGATGGCTACCAGGGAGGTCTGGATCTGGGCCAACAACTGTTCCACCTGCTGGCTAATACGCACTGGCGGACCCTGTCCTGGTTGCAGGCGGTAGACCCCCGTGCGGTTGGAGACGAAATAGACCGCACCGTAAGGGTCTTTCGTCCAGGCGTTGCCCCAGGCCATGCCCACAGCATCGGACACCAGGGAGATCTGGCCGCCGGCCATGGGGTCTCCCTGGATCTGCCAGAGCGTATGGTCGCCGCCCACGTAGAGCAGGTCGTCCGTGTAGGGCACCAGGGCTGTCACCGTGTCGCCCACGAGACCCAGAGGCGAGTTGTTGCCTACCACGGCCTGTGTGGGCGTCACGTTCGTCGGTGCATAATCGAAGTTGGTTGGGTCCCCCACCGCGCTCATGAACCAGTTCTGGCCATCGAGCTTGAGGCCCGAGAGGACAGTACGGCCGCGCCAGGTGCAAATGAGCCTGGGCTTGTTGCCGCTGGAATCGACAGGCAGGGTCCCAGCCGAGGCTGTCCAGGCCAGCACCGCATTAGTCGCTGGGTCGTAGTACTTCCAGTTCGTGCCGTCCGCGAAGTAAATCTTCTGGTTGTTCGCCGCGCTGCGGATCACGGTCGCCGTGGACGACAGGGTGCCCGACACAGCGGTCCAGGGCCCACCCAGGGTACTTGACTTGACCACGCCGCCGGCCACGGCGATCAGGGTGGTCGTCCTACCATAGGACTGCGTATCGCTGCTGGGCCCAGCAGCTGCAGCAGCTCCTGTGCCACCGTAGTAGATCGCTTCCAGGCCGCTGCCAAAGCCGGCATCCGCCACGGAGCCGTCGCTGGTATTGAGGCTAAACGATTCGCTAGGCGTACTGACAGATACCGTGCTGGCACTGGACAGGCCAATACAACCCGAGACGCCGGCTCCCGCCTGTGTGTAGCTCCACGTCTCGCTGCCATCGGCCGGGCTCAGCTTCACCACCTTCAGTGTTGTCCCATTGCCTGTCAGCAAGTAGACCGCGGAGGTATCGGCAGCCAGGGTGGCGAAGGTAGCGGCGTAGGCGTTGGCCGAGGAGGTCAGGATATAGGCAACGCGTAGGCTGGCATGCGCCATACCGCCAGCGCCGCCGCCACCCGAGGAGCGGTGGTTCGTCGTGCCGCTGTTACTGCCGCCACCGCCTCCGGCCCCTACGGCCCAGACTTCCAGGGTGGACGTATCGGACTTTATGGGGAAAGTCGTTGTTTCCGTGAACAGGACATAGGTGTCCGCGACCCCATTGTTCAGCCGCGCAATAGCGGCGCCACCACCACCCGGGGAGCCGGCTACCGCGCCGAACTGGGCCCCAGTGCCATTGCCGCCACCACCACCCCCTAGTAAGCCAGGACCGCCGTTGTTCTCCATGCCAGCGCCGCCACCGCAACCGAAGCCGGTGGCAGCCCAGGCCACGTAGTCGCTGGGGTTGCTTGTGGAGGACCCCAGGCCGCCAGCAGTCCAGGGGAAGCCGCAAGCTGTCACTGCGGCTTGCAGGCCATGAGCGTCCGTACTCTGGGCCCCATTGGGTGCGGGCGACACCGCGCTAGCGGCACCTCCTGCCGTGCCACCTACCGCGCCACCCGAGCCACCCGTATCCAGGTCGTGCGTGTTGGCCGTGCCGCCCACGCCACCCGTGGTGGCATCGTCGCCTCCTGAGGCTGTACCGCCCGCCGCAGTACCCGCGGCGTTGAAAGCGCCCCCATGGCCACCGTTGGCCGTCAGGGTGGTAAGCCTCCAGGTGACCGTAGTAGCCCCGCCCGTGCCGCCAGTGTTGCCACCCGCAGCGCCACCTGCCCCGGCCGCGCCAATGGTGACGGCCAGGTTGCCTGCCGAGGAGGCCCCCGGCCAGAAGCGCATCTTGCTGACGCCCCCAGCGCCGCCCCCCTGGCCAACGTGGTTGGCATTGATCGGGCAGCCAGTGCCCGCGCCACCGCCCGCAATGACCCAGACATCGAAATAGACCGTGCTCGTGGGGATGGTGTAGGTGGTGCCCGACGTCTTGATGTCGTAGGTGGTGGCCGCGCCGTCCCAGAGGGCCAGGACGATGCAGCCATTGCCTCCTGAGCCTCCTGTGTAAGCACTGGCACCAGAGTTGTTGCTGGCGCCGCCGCCCCCGCCGCCCAGGTAGCCATTACCGCCTGCGGCACCGGTGCCTGCCCCCTTGCCGGACCCACCACCCCCGCAGCCAAAGCCCGTAGCGTTGCTGCCCGGGTTTGGTGCAGAACTGCCGCCCGCCCCGGGCCCAGTCCAGCTGTAACCCAGAGAGACTACCGCTGCCTGCAGGCCGCTGATGTCCGCGCTTTGGGCGCCAGCCCGTCCTGTCCCCGCATTGCCGCCTGGATAGTCCGCACCATTGACACCGCCAATGGCCCCGCCACCCGTGCCTGGCCGGTTCTCAGTGTTGTCGTTCTTGCCACCCCAGCCACCGTAGACCACGATGTTGCCACAGGAGGCCATACCCCCCAGAGCGTTAACCAGGTTGGCACCACCGCCCAACGAGTCCAGGCCACCTGTGCCGCCGCGAGCTGTAACGGTGAAGCCGTTGTAGGTCGCCGAGGTGTCGCCACCGTTGGCCCCCTGCGCGGCAGTGTTGACCCCCACGCCACCAGCACCAATGGAGTAGGTAAGGGTGGTGCTCATCCCAGGAACACCACCTTGAACTGAGAGGCTGGGGTCTTGTCCTGCAGCAGGAAAGCCAGCTTGCCCGTTGTGGCGACCAGGTCCCGTGGCCCGGCAACCCAGCCAGGGAAGGTTGCCAGGACCGTCGCAATGGTCTCCGCAAAGCCGCCTGCAGCCCCGGAAGACGCCGTGGCGAAGGCGAGGCCATCGGGAGGCAGCCACACGTAGAGGTTGCCGCCCATGACCGCGGCTCCAGCCGTGGCATCTCCAGCCGTCACCGTGGCCACAGCGCTCTGTGTCCAGTTGACGCTGCCCGTGGTAGTCAGCGACTGGGCTACCAGGCTTGTGCCGCTGACCTTGGCCGTATAGAAGGAGGTGGCGTCCGTACAGGCGGCCAGGATGCTAGAGCCACCCGAGGCAGCCAGGGCACCGTTGTTGACGACCTCCCAGACCCCGTTGGCGACCGCCAGGACATTAACGCCAATGGCTGGGACGTCAGGCACGGGGGCTGGTGGGTCCGCTGGGGCCTCGGTAGCGTAACTCCAGAGGACCTGGATGGCCCCTGTTGACAGGCCCACGCTCCGTGGTGCGCGCAGGTAGACACACGACACCGTGGGTGCCGCTGGCAGTGTCCCAGTCGTAACGACGTAGTTGAGTTCTTGAACGGCGTTGGCGGCATTGACGCGCGTGCCGATGAACTTGGAGGTCCCTGGCCGCTGACCACCTCTGGCTCGGGCTGTGCCAGGTTCGTAGGCCCGGACATTCTGGCCGATGATTGTTGTGTTAGGCCGCTGCATGTCGAAACCGCGCGACAGGTCGATCCCCTCGACCGGGAAGGTCAGGCTAGACGTGCTCTCCTTCGCTGGGATTGGCTTGCGCGGCATGACATCCCTCCCGTCTCCTTACAGCTTCGCATACAGGCAGTTGGCGCCTGTGGCCGTGCCTAACTGGAAAGTGACCTCGACGAAGCGGGCCCCGAGGGTACGCATACAGATCAGGCCAATGCCCGCGGCGCCTGGCGAGAGGTTGAATGAGCCATCCAGGCCACCCTCGCCGGCCCCAATGGCATCGGGACCGAAGGTCTGTACGATGGTTGAGGCGAACAGGTGGGAACTGTCCAGGTCGGAACCGTCAACACCTGCCCAGGGGCCCAGGGTGATGGTGTAAGCAGCGGTCAGGACCGGCACCCACAACGGCTTCCGGGCGCCTCCCCGGGTTGGCCTCCAGAGGTGGACGCGCATCTCGAAGGTCTGGCCTGCATCCCCGAGCCCCAAAGGCACTAGCAAGACCCGCTGGGAGGTCTCGCTGCCGTCATAGGCGCCACAAGCGATCACGCCGCTCCGCGCGGACACTGGCCCCTGGAAGGCTTTGGCCAGGTCCGCCGCCGTGATGGAGGGGGGACGAGTCGGGAAGACGGCCGCGGTCACATCACCGTCAGGGTGCGTGAGCCCATAACAGGCGTCTGACCGTTCGCTGGAATACATTAGGAGCCCCCTTAGCTAACGACAGGCGTTACCACGAACTTCATGTTCACGTAGTAGACCACTTTCCCAGACGCCCCCTGCGTGGTGGGGATGGTGATCTCCAGCCCCTCGTTAGCGGTAAGGGCCAATGGGTGGTTGAGGCCATAGGCCACGTTGTAAAGCGTCAGGCTCCCCGTATTGCCCGCGGAGTTGCCTACCGTGAAGACCCCGTAGCCGACCGGGTACGTGTCCTGGACACGGGTCCCCGTGGTGACAGCACCTGTGGCGGCGATCTGCACGACCGGAGCGAAGGTGGCCAGGTCCGACATGCCACCGCCCATGTCACGCATCTTTTGTTCGCCAGTGCTGAACGTGACGGCTGTGGCCGCCGAGGGACTGGTGGACCAGGCACGGTTGACGAAGAGGGCCAGGTCGTTGATCTGAGCGGTCCCAAAAGCCGTATCGATCTCGGCGGTGACATCAATGCGCAGCGGCACAAACAAGTGCGAGCTGTCCGTCCAGCGCCAGCAGAGCATGGCAGCGCCGCCAGTGATGACGGTCGTCTTGCCGGTCTTTAGGCCGACACGGTAGTGGCCGCCTGGCGTTACGGTGCCAGAGCCCAGGTAGTCCAAACAAGCAACCATGACCTGACTCCTTTAGGCTGGCACCACCGCAACGCGCAGGGTGATGTAGTAAACGGTCTTGCCCGTGGAGCCCTGAGCGGTAGGCACGGTGACCTCGATGCCCTGGTTGGAGCCAAGCATCAACGGGTGGTCGAGCCCATAGACCGTGTTGTAGATGTCCACCTCGGCCGAGTTACCCAGGGCGTTGGAGTTATTGAACTGAGCATAGCCGATGGGGTAAGTATCCTTGACCCGTGTGCCGGTCGTGAGGGCGCCCGTGGTGGCCACCTGGCAGGTGGAACCGAAGGACTGCAGAGGCGCCATGCTACCGCCCACGTCCCGCACCTGGTTTTCGTTTGGCTTGAAGACCACGGTCGTGCCGCCCGAGGGCGCAGTTGACCACGAGCGGTTGACCCAGAGCGCAGCGTCAATCATCTGGGCCGCGTCATAGGCGGTGTTGACGTTGGCGCTGACCTTGCAGTTCAGCAGGACCAGCAGGTGGCTGGCATCGGACCATCGCCAGGTTAAGATCGCCTGGTTGGCCGTCAAGCCAGCCGTGGCGCCCGTGGCCAGAGCCACCAGGTAATGGCCTCCTGGCGGCGTGGCGCCAGTGCCGAGATAGTCGACCCATGCACCCATAGCTAACCATCCTTGGTATGAAGAAAGAACCGCCTGGCCCATTCCTGGGAAAGGGCCTCAGAACCCAGGCGCCTGCCGGCCACGGCAGGGTAGTGTACGCACAGGCAGAGCCAGGCGGCTCAACGTCCCATTCATGCCAGCGCCAGGGCAGGCTTCTTCATCTTGTCGAGCGCCGCCAGGAGGTCCCCCGAGTATTCCTTGATGCCCAGGTGCCTCAGACGGACATGGGGCTCCAGCCAAAGCTGATGACCCAGCTGCTGAGCGTCGTGCCAGAAGGCGATGTCTTCGCCTAGGAAATAGCCCCGCAGCTCGCCCGTGCGGAAGACCTCATGCACTTGGTGCTCCCGACCAGCATACCGCAGGAGCGGGGCGCCTGCGGCCAGGTCCTCGATCACCTGCCGCTGCACGCAAGCGAAGCCCAACCCAAGCCCGTCCACAGGTAAGCAACCATACTCGTTGGCCGCGCAGTCACCGTTGTTGCAGATGACCCATGTCTCCGTGTCTTCCTTGACAGGGTAGGCCGCCGCCACGGCTGGCATCACGGTCGCCAGAGCCAGGACCTTCAGGAAGTCGCTTGCCTCCCAGGCCATATCCGCATCGATCATGAATAGGTGCGTCGCCTGGCTCTGGAGGAAAGCGTCGGCCAGGTAGTTCCGCGCTTGCTGGATAATGGAGCAGCCCAGCTGCACCTTCAGCTCGAAGGAGACCCCCTTGTCCCGGAGCAGGATGGCAGTATCAACGAACGCCACGGTCGTCTGTGCGGGGAACTGCCCGTGGACCGGCGTGGCGATCATGACTGACACGTTGCTCAGGTCAAAGCGCTTGGTAGTCATGAGCCCCGTCATACGTGCGAGAACGGCGTCGCCGTCGTACTCGTTGGCGAAGAGAATATCTGGCAGGACCAGGTGGAGGTCTTCACGTCGACAAAGACGATCAGGTCGCCTTTAACGCCGCCCTTGGTCGTGCCGTTCAGGCTGACCGTGTTATCGGTCGCTGTGGCGATATACCCCACTACGGCGTTGGAGGACGTGGTCGCCCCCCAGCACACGCCCGACATCACCTCCGCGGTGGCCACTGTGCTTATCGTGCTCGACGTGCCGGTGCAGGGAGTGTTGATGAATATCTCGTAAGTGTCGCCCGTGCCGGTGGCGGCAGGCAGGGTGAAGGCGAAGGGCGCCACGGAGTCTACCACGACGGTCTTGTTGGCATGCGTCGCTGCGGTCAGGCCCAAAGACGTTGCCGTGGTCAACACGCGGTTCGTGCCGGCCCCTGGGTGTGGCCGGCCGCCAACAGTGCAGCCAGCAGCCAGGAGGAGGCTCTGGGTTGTCTCCGTCCCATTGAGGACGTTCATATAGGAAGTCGGGTTCGACATGGGGTCCTCAGGCGGTAATGGATCATCAGGCGGTAATGGGCCATCAGGTGATAATGGGTCATCAGGCGATACTGGTCCAGGTGGTCCATGTGGCGGTTTTGGTTTGTCAGGCTGTACTGGTCCATGTGGCGGCTTTGGTTTGTCAGGCGATGTTGGTCCATGTGGTTGACGTGGCAGTCCCTGTGTTGACATAAAAGATCGACCCTGCGGTGCCCGTCTTGTTCACCCAGACGCTACCGATCAAGTAGCCCGACTTGGAGTTCGTCGGCGTTGTCGTGGAGACGGTCCAGCCGATCAGGTTCGCGTCGATAGAGTAAAAGACCCCCGTAGGGTCCTGGATCCTGTGTCTTTCGGACATTGGTTGACCTTCCTTGGTCGGTAAGCGAGCCTAGGTCCTTTAGGCTGGCGGCGGCGTGGCCGGTGTGTAGTAGGTGCTCAGGATGGCCTCGAGCTTGCCCAGAGCATCCGCCAGGGAGGCAGTGTCCTGGCTTAACTTGGTGGCAGCCTGCTGGTCCGCCTGCTTGGCTGCAAGCACGTCAGCCATCGTTTGCTGCCGAGCTTGTACGTCACTATCGGTCGTGTCCTTGAGGGCCTGCACGGCCGTCAACTGGTCCAGGATCGCTTGTGGGACCGCCATTGGATTATCACCCCATCATGGGCTGGCCGCCTCCTGGAGGCCCTCCCAGGCCGCCCGGAGGCAGCGGTTGGAGGCTGCCACCTCCGGCAGGAGCCGGCCCTGCAGGAGCCGGAGGAGGCCCTGCTGGAGGTGGTGCTTGCTGCAAAGGTATCCCTGCGGTAGCCGCATGCTGTGCGGCCAGGGCGTGGTGTTCTTGAGCCATCTTGGCATGGTGGGCAGCCTGCCGGGCATGGTCTCTGTGCATGGCCACGTGGTGGGCATGCTGGTTCAGGTGATGGCGTGTCAGCCGGTGGTGATGCGCCTTGTCCGGCTGGGCGTGCGGGTGAGCCCCAATCTGGATGCCCGCCATATCGTTCGGCATGTAGATACGGCCAGCCATGCTATTCCCCTTTGCAGGCGCAGCCACACTTCGGGCAGGTGCACTTGCTCTCGTCAGGCGCCGCCACCTCGTCCTTGGCTATCGTCCCACCAAGCGCCAGGCCGAGCGCTGCACCCACCACCAACGTTGCCACGAGGCCCAAGATGCTGTACATACCACCCTCCGCTAGCGCCTAGGGATACTGGACCTGGTTGAAGGTCACGGGGCTGTTCTCCCACCACCTGGCCGTGCCGGGCCGCAGGGCCTTCATATCGCTCTTGTCCGCGTTGTAGCCCAGCAGTTGCGGCTTGTTGCGCCGGTCGTGCGAGATGCTGGCTCCCAGGCGTTCCATGAACTTCTGGGTGTGGACATCCTCTGTATCGTCCAGGCGCTGCTCGGCAATGGCCAAGCACGACTCCAGGACCGTCTCGGCGTGGGCCATGCCGCCATAGACGTAGGGGTTCGTGCCCGAGTTCAAGGCGTCCGGGTTGACGTAATACTGGAACGTCAAGGTGTAGGCAGCGTCCGCCTGGGGGAAGACGACCAACTGGAAGCGCTGCCCGGCGTTGCCGGCAAGGCCCAGGCCAATGGACAGCCTGAGCGGCTGCAAGGCCAGGAACTTCGGGCGCCCCGTCTCGCTAGGCACCTTGGCCTTCAGCTCCTGGACAATGCCAATACTCACCAGCGGCACGGGCCAGTAGCTCGACCCGGCCGTGTCCGAGATGTACGCCTGCCCCTCGAAGCCACCGAAGTCGTCTGGCAGAGCCACGGTCGTTGCCCCACTGTTCAGCAACAGCGAAATGACCGGTCTCAGGAAGGACCAGTCGTAGCTGCTGTCCGTCCCCTCGAGTGCTGGCGGGAAGTAGAACTGCCGCTCACCGCTCTTGCGGATGGACGTGATCACGGCCGAGGTGGCACTGGTCCAGGCCGGGTCGCCTCCGTTGGTGCCGCGACCGTAGCCCAGGAACAGACCGATCTCGGACTCCAGGTCTGTCACTGACAGGGAGAGGGTAGACTCAGCCACAGCTAGGACGCGCTCCTCGGTGAGTCGCGGTTAAACGACCACTTGTTATTTCCCGTGCTTGCCCAGAGATACCGGCGAGTGCTTCTCGCTCTTGCCACCCTTGCCCTCGGCGTCCTTCCGGCTCCAGCTCCCCTTGGCGCCCTTGCCCTGGCCGCCCTTGAAAGCGGCATAGTGGACAGAGCCTTTGGCCCCATCCTCATACGCCTCATACTTGTTGCATTTGGCCATCAGGTCCTCCCGTTTAACCGCGACTCACCGAGGAGCGCGTAAACCACCCGTCTCAGG